GGCATATCTGCGGCTACCACGTACTATGTGTTTGAAGTAAATGGCTTAACATTTAAATTACTTGACAGCGCAGGGGCAGCGGTTAACACTTCTTCTTCGGGTACGGGTTCCATATCCCTAATTGTGGATGTTCCCACGGTTCAGAACAATATGACCGTGTCAGACGCTTCCCGTTTCCTGATAGCTTTTGGCTGTAACGATTACGGCTCAAGCGTGCTTGACCCCATGCTAATTCGCTGGTCTGGCCAAGATGACATTTATAACTGGACGCCAGACCCCACCAATCAGGCAGGGTTTACCCGACTATCCCACGGCTCTGAGATTATTGCTACGGTTCAGACTCGCCAAGAGATTGTGGTGTTTACTGATGTTAGCGTGTATTCGCTCCAGTACCTTGGCCCCCCTTACGTGTGGGCGTCGCAGCTTCTTGGTGACAACATCTCAATCATGAGTCCTAACGCGGCTGTGATTGCTTCGGGTATTGTGTACTGGATGGGCGTAGATAAGTTCTACTCCTATGATGGCCGTGTGCAAACGCTTAATTGTGACCTGCGCCGCTTTGTGTTTGGTGACCTTAACCAAGAACAATCACTGCAAGTATTTTCTGGCACAAATGAAGGCTTTAATGAGGTATGGTGGTTCTACTGCTCAGCTAACAGCACGGCCATCGACAAGTACGTCATCTATAACTACATTGAAAAAATCTGGTACTACGGCACCATGTCACGTACGGCGTGGTTGGACTCGGGCTTGCAGTCGTACCCAATTGCGGCAAACTACGTCACAGCTACGCTCACAGGTAACCTAATTAACCACGAAACAGGTTTGAATGACAATACGACCGGCACGGCTGTTGCAATTGATGCTTACATTAGCTCGTCTGAGTTTGACATTGGTGACGGCCATAACTTTGGTTTTGTGTGGCGCGTCCTTCCTGACTTAACATTTGAGAACGCTGAGAACACACCGACTGGCACCTTGCCATCTGTGACAATGACGCTCTATGGTCTGGCTAACTCAGGCTCTGGGGTTACAAGTTCGGCATCACAACCTGTAGCTAAAAGTAGTACGTACGTGATTACCGAGCAGTTCACCGGCATGATCTTCACACGCATGCGCGGTCGCCAAATGATATTTAGGATTGGTTCTAATCAAGTTAATACAACATGGCAACTGGGCGCACCCCGTATTGACATCAGACCGGACGGCAGACGTTAATGGCTGAATTAAACGCAATCCCACCAAGCTTGCCGCTGGCTCCAACGGAGTATGAGCGCCGGTATCAGGATCAGCTAAATAACGTCTTGCGGCTGTACTTTAATCAGTTAAACAACCCCGGCGACATGGGCGGGTCTACGCTTAATTTAAATCTTGAGACACTACCAACTGAAGCTGACTTGCCTAATTTGAGGCTTGGTGATGTTTACAGAGATACACAAGATGGTGTACAAGCAACAAGCCAAATGCTTCGCATAAAGACGTCAACATGATATTATCTAGCAACCCCCATTTTGAGAGGCAACTATGAGCCTTGCTGTACTAGCCGACCACATGGCATCCAAGGGTCGCGGCCCTGACTCGATGCTTATCCACATGTCCCCACGTGAAGTGCAGGGGCTACAAGCATTGGCCATGAAACATGGCGGCTCCCTTACTATTAACCCAGAAACGGGTCTACCCGAAGCTGGCTTCTTAGATAAGTTGCTCCCAGCAATTATTGGTTTTGCTTTAGCCCCCCTAACTGCGGGTACGTCTTTGGCTTTCTTAGGGGCAACTCCATTTGCTTCGGCAATGACTGTGGGTGCTCTCCAAACTCTGCGTACTGGTGATTTAGGCAAAGGCATTATGGCTGGCTTTGGTGCTTATGGTGGTGCTAGTTTGGGTGCTAATTTGGCTACTGCCGGGACGGGGGCAATATCTTCTGAAGTTGGTGGAGAAGCTTTAAAAGCCGCCGGTCTTACTGGGGACGCAGCGTTGACTGCCGAGGCTGACCAAGTTGTTCAAAAAGCTGTTGGGGAAAGGTTGGCCGCATCAACGCCATTTGAAACTATGGCTACCGGAGCTAACCAAGTTACATCTAGCCCTGAAGCAATGAAGCAATTTGCTGGAAAAAATTGGAGGGCCGGACTATCTGCAATTAGTCCTGTTCTTGCCGACGAAGGCGTTAAATCTAATATGCCAACGACTACAACTCGCCCCGGCGCAGTGCGTACGTACTCTTACAACCCTTACGAACAACTGTACACACCTACAGGCAACTACGAAGTTCCAGTCAAAGCGGCAAACGGTGGTTTGATGGGTATGGATGACGGCGGTTACAACCCCGGCCAATTAAATTTTGCTGAACGTAGTGAGCCTGTTGTTCGCATGGCTGAAGGTGGCCAAACAGTTGAAGACTTATATAAGAGTATTGGCCGCACCCCTGATGCTGGCGGTCTTGCTTTTTGGGAAGGTAATTTTGGTACAGGCCCAGTAAGCGCAGCTCAAGCGGCAAGTTTTATGGAGTCAGCCAACGCGGTTAAAGCAAAAGAAGCAGCGGCGGCGGCGGCCCCTGCCGCAATTAATACAACGCAAGCTACTACGGGTGGATTAGATACCCTTGCCGCAGCAAATAACATCCCCAACGTTACTACGGGCGCCGCTGCTTTGGTTCCGCAAGCCACTACCCCTGCAGCAAGCGTTCTTCCACCCCCTGCGCAAACAGCAGTATCATCGGCAGACGCGCAAACCGCAGTAAACAATATTTACCGTAACGTGTTAGGCCGTGATGCCGATGCCACAGGATTAAACTTCTGGAGCAACGCTATTGCCAATGGACGCAGTGTTGACAGCGTTTATCAAGACATTTTAAAGAGCGCTAACGAGATTAAAACCGCTGGCACATTAGGCGACTTTGGTATTAAAACCATGACCGCCGCTGATGCTGCCAAGCCATATACAGGTTACACATCAACCGCTGGCGGTACTGTTGCCGATGAATTTGTACGTAATGTTTTAGGCCGCGAACCAACAGATGCAGACAGAGCGCAAAGTTGGTACAAAGACGCCGCCAATCTTAAAACTACTGCGGACGCATCAAAAGTCTATTCGGATTTTCTTAAAACAGCCGGTACAGAATCATCTGCCAATATTGCCAAAAAGATTGCAGATGCTAAAGCATTGTTGGCGTCTAAAGGATTGTCGGAAGCAGACGTTGTGCGCCAAACAAACAAAACGATTGCTGAGTTGGTTGGTAGCGGCGCTAACCTTAACCTTGGGTTTATGCAAGCCGCGCAATTAAAACCTCTTGGGGGCGCTTCTACCGGATTTGATTTCAGTACAATTACAAAGCCTAAAGTTGCTAGTACGTTTGATACAACTAACCCATACGGTAATAACACGGGCAATGCGCTTACTAGTACTCCCGGTGATCTTACTAGAAATGCTGACGGCACTATAACTGTGCAACCAAACATCCCCGGTCGTCCAGAAGGTGGGTTCCCCGGTATGGGCGCTGTTAAAGATGCGTATGTAGAAGGTGGCGGTAGCTTGGGCTACATCCCCTACGCACCTAAAACAATAGAAGAGTTTGATGCTAAGTACAACAAACTTACTGGCGGCTCTAAAGAAGCCTATGACCGCTTAACAGGCAAGACTAAATATTCAGCTACGCCATACACAGAAACTGGCGAAGTAATGAAGCCCTATTCCGAGTCGGTTTTGGGCGTGCCTAGAAGTCTTTCTTCTAAGAAAGTTTTGTTTGATCCCGCTACTAGGACGTACAAAAACAACCCTGACTACATCCCTGTGTCCTATACAGACAAAGGCGAAAAAGTTTATGGGTTGTCTGGTAGAGACATTGCTGCTCAGTTGCCTGATATGCCCAAATCCGACTACGAAAAGTGGGTAAGAGACAACAACGTCACACATGCGCAAATTGCTGAAGCGCTTGGCATTAGCCTTGCTGAAGCTAAAAAACGTTACCCGTTAAAAACCACAGATACTGCTACAACTGAGACTATCGCAGATATTGTTGGCGGAGCCAACGGTGGCCTAATGGCTATGGCCGATGGCGGTATGGCTCAGCAGTTTGACCTTGGCGGTTACTCTGATGGAGGCCGACTCCTACGTGGCCCCGGTGATGGCGTATCCGACTCCATCCCTGCAACAATTGGCAACAAGCGCCCTGCACGTTTGGCCGACGGTGAATTTGTAGTCCCTGCACGTATTGTGTCTGAGTTGGGTAATGGCTCAACTGAAGCTGGTGCACGTAAGCTATACGCAATGATGAACAGAGTCCAAGCGGCTCGCCGAGGCACAGTCGGCAAAGGTAGAGTGGCAAAGAATAGCCGCTCTGACAAATATCTTCCCGCATAAGGAACAAGCATGTCAAGCTCAACCCCAACACAAATACAGCAAACGAACTACGGCTTCGCGCCGGAAGTTGCCCCCTACGCCCAAACCATGTTGGGTCAAGCTGCGGCTTTGACCGACTTGGAGATGAATCCGTACATGCAGTATCAGGGCGAGCGTGTTGCTCAGTTCTCTCCACTGCAGAACCAATCGTACGAGAATGCGGCTTTAATGCAGACTCAGCCTCAGTTGCAAGATGCGACTGCTTTGGCGGGCATGGCTGGCTTAGGTGCACTTAACACACAATACACATTCAATCCAGCGGATTTCAACAAAGCATTTAGCGCCGCCAATACTAGAGACGCGCAGGGTAATGTGACCGGCAACACCATGATGAACCCTTACATGCAGGGTGTAGTGGAGCGTCAACAACAAGACGCGCAACGCCAATCTCAAATTGCGG